CGACTCGACGCTCGAGGGCTTCGAGGATTCGCTCACCTTCCACCAGGACACGCTGAAGGTCAACATCAAGCGGAAGGCCCACGCCTTCAAGACGATGAGCCAACAGCGCACGGTCCACGACCTGCGTGAGCACGGCCGAGACTCGCTCTCGGAGTGGTACGCGTGGTTCATCGAGGCGGGTCTGATTGCCCACCTCGCGGGCCTCTGTGGCAACGGCAACGAGTCGGTTGAGTCCGCTCTTGGCGCCAACACGGGCTCCGCGGACTTCGCGGGCAACACCATCACGGCGCTCGATGCCGCGCACCTCACCGACAAGACCGGTGCGGCGCTCAACATCGACGACTTCGATGACGCGGTTGCCAAGGCGAAGGTCGCCAACCCGCGCATGCCTCCGCTCATGATCGGCGGCCAGGAGAAGTACATCGCCCTCCTGCACCCCTATCAGGTGCGCAGCCTCCGGGCGACGGCTTCGACCTCGGGCCTCATCACCTGGTTCACGGCTCAGCAGCAGGCCGGCGTTCGTGGGACGGACAATCCGATCTTCACGGGCGCGCTCGGCGAGTACAACGGCGTCGTTCTCTACGAGAGCGAGTTCATCCCGCGCAATGGGGATGTGACCACCGGGCTCATGCTCGGCAAGTGCGCCGGCACGATTGCCTTCGGCAATGCGTGGGAGTCGATGAGCCGAGGGACGACCGATGGTTCGTTCTTCAAGCTGATCGAGGAAGAGCGCGACTACAAGCACCGCAAGGGCATTGCGGCGACGGCGTGTCTCGGATTCAAGCGTTCGATCTTCAACAGTCAGGCGTTCGGTGTGATGGGCATTCGATCCACCGAAACGGCTCCGGCGTAAGGGAGTAATCAACCATGAGTTTCATCACTCCCGTTCGTGAAAGCAGCTCGCCGTACCAGTGGGGGACCATCCGATGGCAGCCCACGACCCTGACGGGCACTTTCGATGAGGTCGTGTTCCCGCTCCCGTCCGGCACGGTGGTTCTCGACGTGTTCATGGTCTGCCTCCGTGGTGACACGGGCGCGACCACCACGACGATCGACCTCGAGCTCAACACGGCAGGCGGTACGGCCATCCTCACGGGTGCGTCGGACAACGCGGGTACGGCTGGCTTGACGACTTGGTTTGCCTCCGAAGCGGCTCGAAAGACCGCCGTGGATGCGATCAATGCGGCGACGCTGGCTGGGACCTACGTCGGCCTCAACATCGAGACGACCGTCTCCGGCACCTACACCGTGGCTCCGATCATGGAGATTCACGTCCTGTACGGCCGGACCGACGCCTGATCGCTGCAGGGTGAGACGGGGGGTCGGGTCTGGCGGCCCGATCCCCCTGACATCCGGGGACCTGAATGAACGTCGAGACGATGCGCGTCCGGTTCCGAACGATCGCCGCAGGGCTGGCCGATAGCCTGTCCGATGGCGAGATCGACGCTTTCCTGAATCGCGCCTACCAATTCGACATCCCCGCTGCGATCGACGGCGAGATCAGCGAGACGACGTGGGCCCTCACCACCTCGATCGGCGTAGATGAGTACGCCTACCCGTCGAACGTCATCGCGCCGCGCGAGCATGCGTGGATTGCGGATTCTAGCTCGAACATCCCACTGTGGGTTACGTCGAACCCTGTGATCTTCGAGGAGCGATGGGCCGAGCCGACCGGGGCATCGCAGGGACGACCCATCGCGGCCCTGTTCTACGGCCGCTCGGCACGCTTGACACCCGTCCCTGACGCGGCCTACGCCATCGAGATCCCGGCGCGAGGTGGGCCTTCTGCGGCGCTGACGGATGGGTCCGTAATCGCGAACGACACGCATGCGATGTGCGTCGTCCACGCGGCGCTGTCCGAGTTTTTCACCGAAATTGAGGCGGGCGAGCTGTTCGCCACCAACTCGGCTGCGGTCGAGCGGTACGCCTCTCGGCTCATGACCATTTCGCGCGCCCGGCCCAAGTCGCGCACTCCGGCGAGGTCTTTCTAATGGCTTGGGACAAGAATCTGCCCAATGGCAGCGCCAACATTGCGCAGGGCGACAACGCGATCCGCGACAACAATCAGGCCATCGAGACGGCACTCGGCCAGGAGCACGAGTTCTCGACCGGCGGAACCAACGGCGGCCGTCACAAGTTCGGCTCCGGTAACGCGGCGGCGCAGTCGGCGATCACCAACTGGCAGGCGGGTTCGCTCTACTTCCGCACCGATGTCCGATCGGGCAAGATCGTGCTTCAGCGGTACTCAGGATCGGCATGGGTCGACATCGACGTGTCGCAGTCCTCGCTGCCCCGGGTCAACGAGCAGAGCCCCTACACGGTCACCCAGTGGGGTACGTGGGCCAGCGTCACGCCTGGCGCGGGATCGCCTGATACGCTCGCGATCGACCTTGCGCTGTCGCCGTACAAGTACGCGACGATCGTCGGCGACACGATCATCTCGAACCCCACGAACGCGCTCGCGAGCAACGGCACGACCTGTCTGCTGTTCCTCACGATGAGCGGGGCGGGGCACGTCATCACGTGGGGCAACAACTACCGGACCCCGGGTGGGGTGACGCCGGCCATTTCGGCCGGATCGGGCGCGAAGACGCTCGTCTACATCCAGTCGTGCCAGGACGGGACCTACGCGGTAACGACCCTGCCCGGCTTGGCGGCAATCTAGCCGTGCCGGTCCCCGGGCTGGTCCCGAACATCCAAGGGAACACGCTCTCGATCACGTATCGAGCGAGCGTGAATGACGTGGATCTGTTCGAGGATGTCGGCTCGCCTGAGTATCCGGTGCATGTCTCGGTGCTGATTGAGGATGGCGTCACGATCGGGGCTGACGTGAACGAGGGCAGCGCGTCGGCTGTTCCGGCCTTCAACATCGTGAACTTCCCGGCCGGGTCGACCGTCTTCCTGATGAACCGGGGCAAGATCCTCGGCGCGGGCGGCATCGGCGGCAATGGCGACCGAGGCCGGCGAGACACCTCGAACGGCAACACGTTCGTGGGCGGCGGCGGCGGTGGCGGTGCGGGCTCGAGCTCGCAGGGCGGGCTTCACGGCGTTGCCGGATCGACGACGGCCGACGACGGGGCGGCGGGCACGACCACTCTCGGCGGTGCTGCCGGTGCCAACGACACGAGCGCAGGCGAGGGCGGCTACACCCGAGGCGCAGCCGCGCAGTATGGCGGCGCTGCGATCTTCTGCCGTAACGCAAACCTCGTCATCGACAACACGTCGGGCGAGATCATTGCGGGCGGCAACGGCGGCGAAGGCGGCTACCAGGACGGCGGACTGCCGGCTGGCGAAGTCGACGCCGAGGACGGAGACGACCTCCCGTCGAGCGTCACGCTGTCGACGGAGAGTGGTCTCGAGCCCGCCGCCGTCTACCTCGTCAACGCATTCGGCGAGTCCGGCTATACGCTGACGTGGATTGCGGGCGACACCTATCCGAGCGTCGCGGGCTACGTGCGGGAGGTGGCCTGATGCCGCACGAGCCGTTCCCGATCGCCGACTTCCAGGCGGGCCAGTTCTCCGGCAAAGAGCCGTGGCTGTCGCCGGCTGCGGCATTCCAGACGCTGACCGACGGACGCATCTACCGCGGGCGCCTCGAGAAGCGCCGCGGCTACTCGCGTCTGTCGGAGCTGGGCTCGGCGGCTTCGACGGTCAACGGGACGGGATCGGGCGCTAACTCGAACGCCAACTATCTGGTCACTCACTCGGTGACGCCGGAAGGGCTGTTTACCAATATCATCCCGGAGACAGTCGTGTTTGCGTGGCCCGACGCCAGCGCCGGGACCTTGCAGGCCAGACTCGACCTGTCTCAGTACCCGCTCGATCTGACCGACACGACGGCGCCTTTGATCGACGTGGTGGACGCATCGACCGGCGCCACGGTGATCGGCTTCTACCTGATCGTCGGCGGCGGGTTCAATGTCGATTGGGCGCTGCATCCGTCGTACACCGGTCCCGGCGCGAACCGAGGGACGCTCAACTACTTCGCCCCGGCCGGTGATCCGGTGACGGGCGTGGCTTCGTTCACGGACGCAGACGGCGCCGAGTCGCTGCTGGCATTCGACGAGAACTCGATCTACGTCCTCGACAACACGACGCAGACCTTCAAAGAGGATGCGTCCGCTGTGACCCTCACGGGTTCCGCTACGGACTATGTGTGGTCGTGGCCGTTCGACGACTATCTGATGTTCACGAACAACGTGGACCCGGTGTACAAGTTCACGCCCGGCGGCGCTCCGACCATCGAAGAGATCGACACCGAGTTCGACTCCGGGTCCGCCGGCAACGACCTCGACACGTGCCTACTGGTCATGCGCTACAAGGGCCGGGCGATCTTCTTCAACACGAAGGAGAACGGGACCCGCTACCCGCGTCGAGCGCGGTGGAGCCTGTCGGGCGCCTTCGAGTCGCACGATACGACGGGCCTCGCGTTTGCCGACGCGCCGTCCCACCTCGGCGCGATCGTCACGGGCCAGATGATCGCCGATCGGATCTACATCGGCTTTGAGCAAGGGTGGATGGAACTCGTCGACACGAACGAGTCGACCCAGCCCTTTCGGTGGGAGGTCACGACGGCGCGGCGCGGTGCGGTGGCGAAGATGGGCGCCGTCCCCGACAGCTACCGCGTGCTGCACCGCACCGAATACGGCATCGAGGCGATTGATCCGAACGGGCAGTATCGGGTGGACACTTCGATCCCGGACTTCATCCTTCAGCTCGACGCCTCGAAGCGGGACCTGAGCTTCGGTGCCCGCAATGACCCGTTCCGTTCGTTCTTCTGGTCCTATGCGCGTATCGCAGACACGACGCCCTCGCGCGTGCTTGCGGCCCAGTACGACGACAAAGACGAGCTGTCGTGGTCGGTGTACCGCATGGCGTTTGACGTGTTCGGGTACTACTCGAACGTGCAGCCTTCGACGTGGGACAGCTTCGGCCCGCGGACGTGGGATGAGCTGACGTTCTCGTGGGACTCCGCGCGCGGGACGACGGGCTTCCGAAGCCTCGTCGGCGGGACCCAGGACGGCATCGTGTACCTGTTCGACGAGTCCGACACAGACGGCGGCAACGCCATCGTCATGGAAGCGAAATCGCAGGCCCTGTCCCCGTTCCCCGGGATGCGGTCTCACCTCGGCTGGATCGACATCTACGCCTCGGCGACCGATGGGGCGACGCTCGAGATCGGGTGGTCTCGAGACAACCAGGCCGCCATCGGGCTGACACGCACCGTCACGCTGACGCCCGACGTGGTGACGAACAACGTCTACCGGCGGGTGCTCATCAACAAGGTGGCGACCTTCCACACGTTGACGTTGACGCTCTCGGGCGACTCGTTCGCTGCGATTGACGCCATCGTGCCGTGGTTCATGCCCGCGAGCCGGATGAGGAGCTTCGGCTGATGCCTGAAGTGAAACACCGACCCGTCGCGTGGACGCCGCGCTCGATTCTGTCCGAGGTCGTGCGCGAGGTGAACCTGTCCCTGCGGCAGCTTGCGCAGGAGATCACGCGAAACTACCGCGACGGTTACCCGCAGGTGGATTCGACCGTCATCGTCAACACGACTCAGATCGTGTGGATTCCCCAGAAGGACTACACGGTGAACTGGATCGCGCTGCGCACATCGAGCGGCACGGC